TTCCACTTTGCTTGATTTTTGGCATATTCATATGCCTCATTCAAGTATTTTTTTGTCTGTCTTTTTGGTTTTGGTGGCGGAGAGCACTGACTCAAGGGTTTTACTTCAATCAGCGATGATCTAATTCTGCCGTTCACATCCTTATACTTAATAAAGAAGTCTGGAAAATATCTATGCACCTTATTATCGATGGGAGAGCGATATGGAATGCAGAACTCTTCGGACTGCCATTCTAAAACATTTTCATTCTTATCACAGTAAACCATAAACTTGCGTTCCCAAAGAGAACGGTAGATGATATTGGTTGGATCTCCCTTATACTTTTTTGGATAAGAAGGTTTGTATTTTCCCTTGTACGACATCTAAATAACTATAACAATCACATATAAGATATTTAGAGTGCCTAGACCATTACCGAAAAAAATATCTCAAATAAAACCAGTAATCGGGAATGTAGCATTAACTTCTCATTATACTGTAGAGTTTGGTGGTCTCGCTGCAAGTTTGAGAAAGTATTTGCGTCAAAGGGGCATTGATTCTCGATATATTACAGAAACAATAGGATTACTTTGTAGCAGAGCAATTCTTCCTGGAAGTGGATTTGCAACTGCTGATGTTGTTGGAAACTATATGGGTATTGCAGAGAAATTTGCACATACAAGAACATTCACTCCAATGACACTAGAGTTTTATGTCGATAATTCTTATAAGTCTCTAAAATTTGTAGAGCACTGGATGGAGTTTATTTCCGCTGGAACCGAGTTTGGAGATGGTCAAAGTAACCTGACACCAGGTTACTACTTTAGAATGAACTACCCCAAACAATATAAGTGTGATCAAACTAGAATTATAAAGTTTGAGAAAGATTACAAAAGATACATTGAATATAGATTCTACGGACTATTCCCACTGTCTCTGGATTCTACTACAGTATCATATGAAGGATCTAATATTCTGAAAGCAACCGCAACATTCCAGTATGATAGGTATGTTTCTGGACAATCAAGTTCTCTTGCAGCATTCTTGAATAGATCTGGTAATAAGGATGGTCCACCTTCTGGAGATGGTACAGGACAACAATCCAAATCTCAAGAACAGAGTCAACTTTTCTATGGTGGATTGAGTGAAGAGCAAATTAGAAACTCTTTCACAAATAAACTTGATACTGGTATCAAAACACCAGCAAACTTAAGTAATGCTGGTCAATATTTTAAACCTGGAAGCAGTATTTTGAACGAAGGTGCCAGCTCATTTACTATTGGTGAGTTTAATATATTCTGATATCCTATCTAAATAATTTTACTGAATTGTATAGGATATTATGCCTTTACCAAAAATTTCCACACCAACGTATGAGTTGGTGATTCCTTCAACTGGAAAGAAGATCAAGTACAGACCATTTCTAGTTAGGGAAGAGAAGGTTCTTGTAATCGCTATGGAAAGCGAGGACTTGCCACAGATTGTTAGTGCAGTGAAAGATGTTATCAAGAGTTGCATTATCACCCGTGGTGTAAAAGTAGAAGATCTTTCGACTTTTGATATTGAATATCTGTTCCTCAACATTCGTGGTAAGTCTGTTGGAGAAGAAGTGGAAGTTCTTGTCACTTGTCCTGACGACGGTGTGACAAAAGTTCCCGTTCTTATCAACCTTGATGAGATTGAAGTTCAATTTGAAGACTCTCACTCAAAGGATATCAAACTTGATGATAACCTCACCTTGAGAATGAAATATCCAGCAATGGAAGAGTTTGTCAAAAATAACTTTACAATCAGTGAAGTGAATCTTGATGAGACTTTCAACGTGATTATGTCTTCTATTGAACAAATCTATAGTGAAGAAGAGTCTTGGTCTACAAAAGACTGTACGAAGAAAGAACTTCGTGAGTTCGTAGAACAGTTGAGTTCAAAGCAATTCAAGGAAATCGAAAACTTTTTCTTGACTATGCCCAAACTTTCTCATACTATTAAGGTAACAAATCCAAACACTGAAGTTGAAAATGAAGTTGTACTTGAGGGACTGGCAAGTTTTTTCGGGTGAGTATGGCTCACACCAACCTTGAGTCATACTTCAGAATTAATTTTGCTTTGATGCAACACCATAAATACTCATTGACGGAATTAGAAAATATGATACCTTGGGAGAAAGAAGTTTATCTTTCTTTCCTCCAACAATATATTGAAGAAGAAAATCTAAAAGCGCAGCAAATGAATGGTTAGTACTCCTGCTGGTAGAAGAACACTTATATCACCACTTGCCTTTACTGGTAGAGCGACTCCTTCAGCTCAACCAGATCCTATTACTACCAAGTTACTTAACCAAAATTCGCTGCAACTTGGATTAGTTGCGGCACAAATAAACAATCTAAACACTCAAGTTGCTTCTCTGAATACATCACTTCAGGTGATCAGTACAAGTTTAGCAACTTCACAAGCATTAGAGAGACAAAAAGAAGCAGCAGAGCAAGCGCAGGAAGCAAGGTTAGCACAACAGCAACTGCGTGAAGGACAAGAAAGTATAATTGAGAAGAAGATTGAAAACGCTGCTGTAGCACCAGCACAAAAGTTAGCATCAAGAGCACAATTTACGTTGGGAAATCTTGGTGGATTCTTCCTATCACTTATTGGTGGTTGGTTATCAACACAAGCAATTGATGCAATTAATGCACAGGCAGAAGGTAATACTGAAAAACTCAATCAGATAAAAGCAACAACACTAACAGGTCTCGCTACAATTGCAGGTGTTTTTGTTGCATCTAGACTTGGACTCAAACTTTTAAGTGGTAGTTTTGCACGAATAGGAATTACACTTGCTGCTGTCGCAGCGATTGGATTGTTCACAGAACCAGGTAAACAATTCCTTGAAATGATTAAAAATGCAGGAATAGATTTCTATAATAATGTTATTAGAAATTTTCCTGGAGGAAACATTCTTCCACCAATTGGAAATAATCAACCAGAACCAGAACCAGAACCACTAGATCCAGCACAACCACCAGGTCAACAACCACCAGGTCAACAACCACCAGGTCAACAACCACCAGAACCAAGTGCGCCACCAGGAATTGGATACAATGAAGGTGGTCTTGTGGAAGGTCAAGAAGGCATTGATCAAATTAATGCTAGACTGACGAAGGGTGAATTTGTAATGCCGACAAGTTCGGTAAACAAGTTTGGTATAGATTTTATGGAATCTATACGTTTTGGTGATTCTATTTTTGCAACTGACAATAAAAATATTGGTTCTCCTGCTACTCAAGTGCAACCAATGGAGAGTGTGTCTGGTCAAAAACTTGATCCTGCTGAAATGGCAGGACATAAAGAACAACTAGATGCAAAATTAGAACCAACACCTACTTCAGAAGTTCCAGAAGAAAAACCAGTTCCAATTGAGGGTGATCCTTCACGAGGATTGGAACCTGGTCAAATTAATTTGAGTGATAAGTCACTTGCAGATATCGGTTTCAATCTTGATGAAGTTCAGAGTTTTATTGATACTGAAAAGTATATTGGTATGACTGGGAAACTCCCACAAAATATGTTCACGCCTATTCTAAAAGCACAACAAGTAGCGAAGAAAGTTTCTCAACCACCAGCAGAGCAACCAATTAACGTTGTTCCGATACAAATTCCATCATCTTCTGGAGCAACACAAGAATCTCCACAACCTGTTGCTTCTGGCAACATTGGAAATATTCCTGTGTTTTCTACTAGTGATTCTAGTAATATTCACAGATTGAATACAATCAGTATCCTTAACGTATTACCAGGATAATGGCAGAAGCACAAAAGTCTCTCTTAAAAAATAGTGATAGTTTAGGGAATATTAGAAGTTCTCTGATGTCTTTTGGTGAGGGTTTGCGTTCAGCAAACTCTGCTTCTAATAATATCATCAAAGGTTTAAATGTTAATAATAGAGAAAAGCAAAGAGCAATATTAAGAAAGTCAGAATTATTTGCATCAAGAAGAGAAGCAGTAAGAAGAAAAGAAAGAGAAGATGTAATTGAAGCAGGTAAGCTTCCAAGCATAGTTGGCAGTGCTACAAGAACAATATCAAGAAGTTCTAAAGGATTCCTTGGAAGAGTTATGGACTTTGTTGGAACCATTTTTATTGGATGGATGTTGACCAACTTGCCTATGATTATTAAATCCGTTCAGCAACTGATCGGAAGAATACAGGAGTTAAGACAAGTATTACAATCTTGGTTGGATAATGTGAGTGAATTTTATCAAGATTTTACCGCTCAACTTGATACTTACTTGGACAGAATAAATGGCGTATTAAATGATGGTACTGTTGGAGAAGCAGAAAAAAATAATCAAAAAATGGAGTCTTCTATAAGAAGCCTTGAAGGTGATTTGAATAGAATGATTCAATTTTTTAAAGATTTTGATCTTGCAAAGTTCATAAAAGAGTCTATCGCTGCATTAACAGGACAACCTTTAACAGGATACACTGGACAAGGATCACCACAACCTGGACAATCAACAGCATCTGCAGGTAGGTTTGCACCGATTTTAAATCTCATTGGAAGTGCAGAGGGTGGATATACATCTATTGCGCCTGGAGATGAGAATCCAAATCTTACGAGTATGACAATTGCCCAAGCAAATCAGGCAGTTGGTGTTAAAGGTGGGAGAGGTGCTATTGGAAGATATCAACTTACAGATCCATTAAGACAAGCGACTGAAGCGGGACTTGATGTTGATAAAGATATCTTTAGTCCAGAAAATCAAGATAAGATTGCATTATCTTTGATTAGAGGGCGCGGTATCACTGCAGATATGATTATTAACAATCCTGTTGAAGCAGCAAGAAGACTTGCAATGGAATTTGCTGGTATTCCTGTATTGGCACCTACCCAAGGCTATGTTCAACCAGTTGAAAGAGGTCAAAGTTTTTATAGAGGATATAATGGTAACAGAGCAACTATTGAATCAGAAGAAGTAGAAGCAGCATTTAAACAGTTTGAAAATTATAAACCACCAGTTCGTCGATCTCCCACATCATCAACCACAATAAATCCTTCCACAAGATATAGAAAAGGACAAAATGTAAGTAATATTCTGGGCAAATCTGCATCTATCACTAGTCTGTTAGGAGCACCTAGAAGTCATGGACCTCACGGTGGCATTGATATTGGTTGTGATCCTGGTCTTTACGTTTCTTTGAGAGTGGATTGTGAGGTTGTAGGAACTGCAAGAGGTGGTGGATATGGTGAGGTAATTGATGTCTGGGTAGAGTCTTTAGGTGTTCAATTAAGATTTGCACATAGCACTAGACACATCATATCCAGACCTGGTACAAAGATACCTGCAGGAACATCATTTACAATTACTGGATATACTGGAACTGTAGATCCTCCAGGTCCTGCAGGATCACATATTCACTTTGAGGCAAATACAAATAAAGGTAGTAGAACATATGGAAGTAACACATCACCAGATCCATATGTTTCTTTAATTCAATTGACAAGTGTACAGATCCAAGGCACTTCTCAACAATTACCAGCAGCGCAAGTATCATCACCACCAAGATCTGCTACAGAACCTGGATCAACTACTGGAACAGATTTAAAACCAGCAACAAAAACAAGAACGATTCCCATACCTATAATTGATCCAACACAACCTCCACCACCTGGAGCACCACAACCAACAGGAGGTGGTCCATCTGCACCTTCGTTGAGTTTGTCCACTGGTGATGAGTTAAATAGATTCATAAGTCTTATGTTACTAACAGAACTAGGAAACGTATAATGCCAGCATCAGATAGTTCTCAATATGAAGAGATTATTATAGAATCATCTACGGATAAAAGTAAAACCGTAGATTTGAGGGCAGGTGTTCAAGCACTGGATTATTATGAAGATCTGTTTTCACCAACAATCACCGCAAAGATCTTGGTGACCACCACAGGTAATGTTCTTGATGGTAAAGGTGTATATCAAGGATTGCCATTGAGAGGTGGTGAAAGAGTATCAATTAAGATAAAGGGTACTACAAAAGATAATCCTGGTCTAAATTTTTCTGGTAATGGGAAAGAATTGTATGTTTCTAGTATCACGAACGTTATCAAGAATGATAATCAAGAATCATTCGTATTGAGTCTCTGCTCAAGAGAAGCAATTACAAATGAAACTTCCAGAGTACCTGTAAAGTTTCCAACGTCTTCTCCAATATCAACTTCAGCAGAGGAGATTATCAAGAAATATTTGGTGACTAATAAAGATCTTTTCATTGATAGAACATCAAATAAGTATGGTTTCATTGGCAATATGAAGAAACCATTCACTCTATTAACTTGGTTGGCATCGAAAGGTGTTCCTGAAGTAACTGGAGAAGGAACTGCTGGATACTTTTTCTATGAAACAAGAGATGGATATCATTTTAAATCAGTTGACAGTCTGATTATGCAAGAACCAGTTGCAACTTACAATGCAACGGAGATTTCGGATCCAGGTAATAATCAAGACTTCCAGATCCTGAATTATGTTACAACGAGAAATAATAATCTTCTAGAAAAACTTCGCTTGGGTCAGTTTTCAACTCAAAGAAGTTACTTCAATCCACTGACCTTTTCCTTTACTCATCCAGAGAAAGGTACATTCAAGTTGGAAGATTATGTCGGTAAGTCTAAAAATCTTGGTGAAAGATTTAAAATGCCACCAATAAGAGAAGGTGAAAGCACAACTCTTGGTGATATTCCAAGTAGATTGATTACTGGTATTGTTGATGTTGGAACAATTGAAAAAGATGTATCAGTAGAGGAAAATGCCGATCCATTTAAGTATCAGTCTCAAGCGATTATGAGATACAATATTATGTTTACTCAAACAATGACGATTACTGTACCTTCCAATACAAATTTGAAGGCAGGTGATGTAATCGAATGTCTCTTCCCAAGTACAACTACTGGGAAGAAAAAAGAGTATGATTCTGATGTTAGTGGACTATATATGATTAAGGAACTATGCCACCACTTTGATTCTGAAGGAACATATACCTCAATGAAATTGATTAGAGATACGTTCGGCAAATACGGAAAAAATAACAAGTAACCACAATGCTAGAGGAGTCTTTACTTAAAACTAATTTTCTGGGGAGAGATGGATTCCGTTGGTGGATCGGTCAAGTCGCTCCCCAGGAAGCACAGGGAAATCAGATCAATGGTGCTGGATGGGGTAATAGATTTAAGGTTCGTATTTTAGGTTATCATCCATATAGTGTAATTGATTTACCAGACGAAGATCTTCCTTGGGCACAAGCATTATTAGGTTGTACCGATGGTTCTGGTGCAGCAAATAGGGCTACATCTGTTAGAATTGCTCCTGGCGATTCTGTTCTTGGTTTCTTCCTTGATGGTGACAATGCACAGATCCCTGTTATTCTTGGCGTATTTGGAAGAACTGCATCTGTTCCATCAACAGATTATGTCGGTCCATTCGTT